ACAGTGATCGTTATTATCTTGCTCATCACAAGAAAAAACACACGGTGGCTACATACAACTTCGCGCCGATTACTGACCCCATAAAGCGTATGCTTGGCGGGTTTATACCGGGGCTTAAAAGAGATGATTGAATACACAGTAAAGGGCTGTCAGCAGGCAATGAAAAACGCAGATAAACCGGCATATCCGGTGAGCCACCTAGAGGCAAAATGGCAGCCCGGACTCACCAAACGTGAGGAATTCATCAAGGCTGCAATGCAGGGGCTTTGTGCTAACCCTGAGTATCAAGGGCTGGCTGACTCAATCAAGATTGACGCAATAGCCATAGCAGACGCCACACTGGCGGAAATGGAGCGCGACCAATGAGCAAAGAGCAGACTATTGCGGCAATGAATGAGTGGATGCAAGAGAAAGACGTAGCAGCTTTATATAGTTCTAGAGAGCGTACAGAAGACGAACTGCGAATTTACGAGCTAATGGATAAAGCCCTAGCCCTGCTGGAAGCGCAGGAGTGGGTGCCGGTGTCGGAGCGGTTGCCGGAGCCGGGCCAAGAAGTGGTTTATTATTTTGAGTTTGTTGGGTGTTGGGTTGGGCAATACTTAGGAGACGGAACGAACAATGTATTTGGTGGAAAGTTTGGGTTTTTAACTGATGACGTCACCCACTGGATGCCACTACCCACACCACCGAGCGAGGGAGGTTAATTATGGCAAGCTCAGGAAAGCGCAAAGGCTCGGTAAAGACTCTTGAGTGGTGGAAGCATTTAAGATACAGGAAGCGTGAGCAGAACAGGCTGGTTAGGCGTGACGGGAAAAAACAGATACAGGAGAGAGAGAGAGAGAGAGGATTACTATGAAAACACCAGAAGAAGTAAACGAGATGGGTACAGAGATTGAGGAAGGCGGGAGGAGAAAAGATATTTTTGGCGTTTTAGTGTACGACAATAACACCGAGGAGGGTTGTATAGAGGTAAAAGCTAACTTTTTTGATGAGCATCCGATTATTCAATTAGATATACTGCAAGATTGGATTGAGGCTGCTACCGACCTCTATAACCACACCCTGTCCGAATTCCAAAGAAAACATTAAGGAAGCAACCATGGCGGCTTGGTCTTACAGTAAAGTAAATTCTTTTAAGCAATGCCCTAAGAAGTATTATCATCTATACGTAAAGAAAGATGTTAAGGACACAGGGAGTGCCGCCACCGCATACGGTAGTAAAGTACATAGCGCTGCTGAAAAATATATAAGGGACGGAAAACCTTTAGCCAAAGAGTATAAGTTTATCCAAGGCACGCTAGATGCTCTCAACAAAATAGAAGGAGAAAAGCACTGCGAAATTAGATTGGGAGTAGCCAAGGATGGTGATAAGTTTTTACCTAGTAAATTCTTTTCCTCGGATGTCTGGTATCGTGGTATAGCTGATTTGCTAATACTGAATGACGACAAAGCGTATCTTGTGGATTACAAGACCAGTAAAACTTCTAACTATGCTGATACCAAACAGCTAGACCTGCTTGCCGGAGCAGTCTTTGTGAACTACCCCGAAGTTAAAAAGATTAAATCTGCCTTGTCGTTTGTTGTGTGCAATGAATTCATAACTAAAGAACACACTGTAGATATGTATAAGTCTTACATAAGTGTGTTCGACGAGGCACTGGAACGGATAGAAGTAGCTACTGAAGAAGGTGTATGGAACGCAGTAGACGGACCGTTATGTCGATTCTGTCCGGTGACTAGCTGTGAACATAATAGGAAGTAGGATGCGCCCCACTTATGAAACACAAGAAGATAGGACTAAGGAGGAGGCCGTATTTTCCGCGCTAGCAAAAGAGTTGGGGTGCGTATGTATAACTCCCCCAAAGCTGAGTAGAATAGACAGACTGCTGTGCGACAAAAAAGGTAGCTTAAAAGCAATAGTCGAGCTAAAGATAAGAACCAACGCGCACGACAAATACCCTACTTACATGTTGAGTGCGGCCAAATATAAATCTATGCTTGCTCTAGCCGAGGCTATGAAAGTGCCCGCACTGCTGCTAGTTGAGTATACGGATAAGGTTAGAGTGGTAACTTTAAAAGACACGTATGAGTTTGGCACCGGCGGTAGGACAGACCGAGACGACGCGCTAGATATGGAGCAGTGCATTTATATACCCGTCACAGATTTTAGAGATTTGAACATAGAGGTGAACTATGGCTAAAAAACGAAACTACGATGCTGAGTACAAGAACTACCAAGGCACCGAGGAGCAGAAAAAGAAACGCGCTCAACGCAACGCGGCTCGACGCAAAGCAATGCGCGATGGCAAAGTGTCGAAGGGCGACGGCAAAGACGTAGCCCACAAGAAAGCTATGGATAAAGGCGGTAAAAACTCTGACGGTACTAGAGTAGAAAGTAAGTCCCGTAACCGATCTTTCAAAAGAGATTCTAAGGGTAACCTTGTATCTGAAACTAGTAAGCGCGAGCGTAAAAAGAAAAAGTGAAAGTAGTCAACGATAGAGCCATCGTGCTCAAGACAAAGCGTCCTCATCTAATTACCGAGCGGGTAAAGAACTACAAAATATTAGCGGAGGACAACGGCGTGTATAAGGTAGCAATACCTTGGGAGTTGCACGAGGCTCAAGTATTAGCCGACTTAAAAGTCAAAGAAGTGCCTTCTCCTATGGCGCGTGACTATGAGTTTACCGGCAGGCATGTGCCGTTCGAGCACCAGAAAGAAACTGCTTCCTTCCTCACCTTGCATAAGAAAGGCTTTTGCTTCAACGAGCAAGGCACCGGAAAGACCGCATCTGTAATATGGGCGGTTGATTATCTCATGCAGCAGGGGATGGTTAATCGGGTGTTAGTTATATGCCCGCTGTCTATTATGAAATCGGCATGGCAAGAAGATATGTTTAAGTTTGCCATGCACCGAACCTGTTCCGTTGCGCACGGGACATCTAAGCAACGCAAAAAAATAATTAACGCAGGGGCCGAATTTGTCATTATTAACTTCGACGGCGTAGCTGTAGTTAAAGACGAAATCATAAACGGTGGCTTTGACATGATTGTCGTGGACGAGGCCAATGCCTACAAGAACACGCAGACAAACCGCTGGAAAACCCTGCGTACAATAAGTGCAAAAATCCCATGGCTTTGGATGCTTACTGGTACTCCCGCAGCACAATCTCCTGTAGATGCGTTTGGCCTAGCGAAGCTTATAAACCCAAGTGGGGTGCCTAGGTATTTCACTGAGTTCAAAGACAAGGTGATGTATAAAATCTCCCAGTACACATGGCGCCCCAAGCAAGATTCTGAAAAGACGGTCCACGAGGCGTTACAGCCAGCAATTAGGTTCGAGAAAGATCAGTGTCTTGACCTACCTGCGGTTACGTACTTAGACAGAGACGCACCCCTCACGAAACAACAGGCTGCCTACTACAAAGAGCTAAAAGACCGCATGGTAATGGAAGCTGACGGGGAGCAAGTTACTTCTGTCAATGCCGCTACTAATATAAATAAACTACTGCAAATCTCTGGCGGTGCTGTGTATTCAGACGACAGAGAAGTAATTGAGTTTGACGTTAGCAGTAGACTAAGGGTAGTACAAGAAGCTATTGACGAGGCATCGCACAAAGTGCTGGTGTTCGTGCCTTTCACCCACACTATAGAATTACTAAAAGAATTCCTGACTAAAAATAAAATAGCGTGCGAAATAATCTCCGGCAGCGTGTCAGTAAACAAACGCAGCAGAATAGTAAAGGACTTTCAAGAAACCGGTAATATTCAAGTGCTTATAATACAACCTCAAGCTGCGTCCCACGGTCTTACTTTGACCGCTGCGAATACGATTATTTGGTACGCTCCTGTTACTAGCGTAGAAACATACTTACAGGCCAATGCACGTATCAACAGACCCGGGCAACACAACCCAATGACAATAGTTCATATACGAGGCAGTGAAGTTGAAACGCGCCTATACCATATGTTGCGGTCTAAAGTGGACCACCACCACAAGATAATCGATTTGTATAAACAAGAAATAAATACTTGACAGTGTAAAGCTTGTTGATAGACTACTCCTCCCTGCCAAAAAAAGGAGGAGCAAATGAAAGACACACCAGACAAGCTAACCGCCATCTATATAAAGATGCGGGATGCTATCAGAGATAAAGAGGACGAGATAAAGGAGATAAAAGCACAACAAGAAAAAGTAATTGAAAAAATGTTAGCTCTGTGCGAAGAGCAAAACATTGACAGCCTGAAAACGCCCGCCGGTACTATTTCACGTAGAGTTCGTACCAACTACTGGGCTAATGACTGGGATAAGATGTACAACTTCATAGAAGAACACGCTGCGTTTCATTTGCTAGAGAAGCGCATACACACTTCTAATATGAAAGAGTTCCTAGAAACTAACCCTGATGTGGCACCACCGGGGCTACAAGTTAACCGCAAGTACACAGTAACTGTACTTAAGCCACGTAATACATGAGCAGACTTCAAATACAGGACGGGTGCTTTTTGCATCCGGATACCTACGAGCCACTGCGCTCTATAGAAGTCGTAATAATAGATAGTGGCACGCTCTCAAGAAACTATTACAACGACGGTAAGCTTATCTGTTGGTCTTACGGTTGTGACTTTCCAGATGCGGCAGTTACTGACAAGCAAGCTGGTCGCTGTATAGATTGCAGTAAGAGCATACGAACAGGCAGCCCTGCCGGAGGAGCACCTTGTAAGTTCTTTACAAACATTAAGGTAGCTTTCCCCGAGCAAGCTGTGTGGTACGAGATCAGGCTTAACGCACTGAGCTTGTTCTCGAAAGAAGATAGCAGGATGAACCTATATAAATATATAGAACATCTTGAGCGTAACCGGGAGCATGTAAGTACTGTGCTCACCGAAATATATTTTGTACAGCATCGTGACTTTTACAAAATGTATTTCAAACCAGTTCGACCTCTCTCTGAGGAAGAACTTGCAAACGTAACGCGGCTAAGTGAAGCCGCACAACAAGAAATAAACCCATTTGTGGAGCAATTTATGGCTAATCAATCTCACATTATACGCGGTGTAACCGCACGCTACCCACGCCTAGACAAGCCTTACCGGTTTGATAACAAGGCGGGAGCCAACGGCAAGAGCGTACCTTGTGAAGCTACGGAAGATGGCGCGAAGTATGAGCTAGATTTCGAGATGAGCAGCAAGCAGGCAAAAGAGCTGTATAACATTATGCAGGACGCGTACACCAACGCTTCTGGCCGCGATAAGTCTTGGCCTAAGAAGCTGGAGATGCCGTTCAAGAAACAAGAGGACGGTAGCTTTATCGGCAAGGCCAGCCTGAAGGCCGCTTACAGCGGCAGTCCAACTTCTCCTCCCGACCAGTTTGACGCAAAGAATAAGAAGCTGGGGGCAGATTTTAAACTCACTACTGGTAGCACAATAAATGTAGCGGTAGAACTTATACCATACAAAATGGCAGCTACCGGTGTGTCCTTAAGGCTGCGGGGCGTTCAGGTTATTAAATACCTGCCGTACAAACCGCCTTCTCCGTTTGGTGAGGAAGAAGGGTTCAGTGCAGATGATGAGTCCGGTAGTCCTTTCGCAGAAGAAAGTTCAGACGATATGTTTGATTCGGAAGAAAGTGGTAGTTCAAACGATTTTGACGACGACGAAGAAGTCGAAGAAAAAGTTAAAGCTCCGTCGAAGCGTAAGAAGAAAGTCGAAGTTATTGACGATGAAGACGATGAAGACATCGAAGACATAATCGCATCATGGGGTGACGACGACTAATGAGCTACGGCTATACGACTCGCATCGATAGTCTGAATAAGAAAGCTAATAAATCCTCACTGGGAGTCCGCCTTGGTCGCGTGTGCATTAAAAACAATGTACCCACTTCTGAAGTGGCCTCCCAGTTGGGGGTTAGCAGGCAGACTGTCTACAACTGGTTTATTGGTGTCCACGAACCAAACTACCGTTTAGCACAACTAATAAAAGACTTTATAGCTGAATACGAATAATGGAAACTTTTGACCTCATAAATCACGTCGTCCCTTCGGGCGGTGTATATAGTGTGGTCGGCATAACTAGAGACGGTATACCCATACCGGAGTTTACTACTAAGCTAGAAGAAGCATACAAAATAGCTAATAACTTTTCCGAACGCGGCATTGATGCGTATTTTGCGCTAGGGAAGCTGAAGGAAAAAGGCAACAGGAAAACAGAAAACGTAGATTCTCTGGGGGCCATATGGCTCGACATAGACTGCGGTGGGGGCAAGGCTGACGAGATAGAAGAATCTACAGGCTTGCCCAAGGGCTACGCTAACCAGAAGGAAGGCTTAAAGGCGCTCAAGAAGTTTTGCGCCACGGTAGACCTCCCC